CAACAGTTAAAGTATATTTGGATGGTTCATTATTTCATACATCTACAGGGACTGCTTTAGCAGCAGGGTCTTATCCTTTTGTCATCGGAGCTTATACTGACAATTCAAACAGACAAAATGTTAACGGCTCAATAGACCAAGTAAGAATATTTTCTAAAGCGTTATCTTCTACAGAAGTTTCAAAACTTTACGGTAATGGTGCAGGTGAAATAGCTTGTACATATACATCGACTACAGACAACATAGCTTTACCTATTACTAATACTGCATATTACAAATTAGATAATGATAGTAAAGATTCAGCTAGATCAACTGGTAAGTTTAATGAAGGTGCGATATTTAACGGGACTAGCAGTAAGATAACTTTGCCAAGTATTCCAGGATTACCATCAAATAGCAATAATACGAATGATTTTACATTTAGTTGTTGGGTTAGGTCTACTACCACAAGATTAAATAATGGAGGGGGCAGTGGGTGTATTTTTCAAAATCATGTAGGTTCTTACCAATTTATTGGGTTTGGGGGCAATGATAATGCAAACTTTCCTACTGGGCGGCTATTTTATTATACATACGGAGGAAGTGGCTACCACAACAGCTGGATTACAACAAGTAACAGTTATGCGGACGGCCAGTGGCATCATGTTGTGGTTACAGACAAATATAATTCAGGAACCGACAATAGAACAAGAACTATATATGTTGATGGAATACAAAGGGACCAAGACACTGTAGATAAGCATTTTAATAATCAAACCGAAACTAATCATTTAATAGGAGATTCAACAGGAAGTGGTAATCGACATTTAGGTGCGGATCTTGATCAAATAAGAATATATGATACAGTATTAAGTTCAACAGATGTATCAAATTTATATGCTGAAACAGCTAGCGATACTAATACATTATCTTTTCCATCTGGTCAAACAGCAATTGCAACATATCAATTAGATGGAAATTCTAATGATGTATCTGGAAATTACAGCGGCACAGACACTGACATAAAGTATGCTTACGATGGAACTGACACGAACATTGAGTACAGATTCGGAAGGTTTGGTCAAGCTGCGGTGTTTAATGGAAGTAGTAGTTATATAAGTGCTGATAACCCTAATTCCGGAGGTGGAGCAAGAAGTTTTTCAGCCTGGATTAAAACTACCTCAACTAGTTTTCAAAGTATAATAACTAATGGAGGAGCGAGTCATGCTAGTGGTTTAAATATGTTTGTTTATAATAATAAATTATATTCTACTTCGGGCAAAGGCAATGGAGAAAATTATGGGCCCACATCATCCGTAAATGTAAATACAGGGGTTTGGGTTCATTGTGCACTTACAATGAGCGGAACTGCAATTGGTTCAACATTAAAAACTTATGTTAATGGGACTTTAGATGGCACTCACACTACAACCATATTAATCACTGATACATATGATGCTTTTAGAATAGGAGGGAGATATATAAACGGGTCATATGCGGCGGCATGGTTTAATGGGCAAATAGACCAAGTGCGAATTTTTAATTCTGAACTTACTAATGATCAAATAACCCAACTTTACAACGAAAAACCTGAAGTAGATACATCTAACTTTAAGGCGGTGTTGTATGATGGTAATAGTTCTCATAATTACATTTCTAATGTAGGATTTCAGCCAGATTTGGTCTGGACTAAACCGAGAACTAATGCAGGATGGCATTGGGTAGCTAATTCTATTGTTGGCGGAACTTTGCCTATGGCAAGTAATGCTGCTAATTCAAGTATAACAAGAAATAACCATATACAAAGCTTTGATGCTAATGGTTTTACTTTAGGGTCTGATGGCACTAGTAATTATTCAGGAGTACCAGCTGTAGCTTGGGTATGGAAAGGCGGAGGTGCAGCAGTGTCAAACACAGGCGGAAGTATAACAAGCCAAGTTAGCGCCAATACAGATGCAGGTTTTAGTATTGTGAAATATACAGGGAGCAATAGTGCATCTGGCACTGTTGGCCACGGACTCACTGATGCAGAAATGATTATTTTAAAAGATTTAACAGATGGCACTAACAATTGGAGAGCTTGGCATAAAGATCTAACCTCAGGGTATTGGTTGTATTTAAACTTAACAAACGCACAGGCAAGCGCAGCCACCGATGGAGGTATAAGAAATGTAGATGCGAATACTTTTGGGTTTATAAATGGAACGACTGCTGGGGTAGAGGGTGTAAATAGTAACGCAAGTGACTATATAGCTTACGTTTGGAAGAGTGTTACAGGACATAGTAAAATTTCGACCTATGAGGGCGATGGAACTAATGATTATAGTAAAGAAATAACAGGATTAGGCTTTAACCCAAGTTTTGTAATGGTTAAAAATGTAGATAGCAGCGGAAGTAATTGGGAAATTATTGACTCACGTAGAGGTGATGTAAAAAACCTATATGCAAATGAATCTTACGCTGAAAATGCAAATAGCCCTGCTTCTTATGGCTCAGGTAAATTTATTACAGATGGATTTGAAGTAGCAAGAGGATCTGTTTCTTCCTCTGTACATTGGAACAAATCAGGTGATACTTATCTATATATGGCATTTAAATAAAATTAAATATGGCTAAAAAACGTTTTAAAGATACCGGCGTTGGGAAGTTCTTATTAGAAAAAATTCCTAACGTCGTTGGTGCAATAGCAGGCGATACGCCTGTAGGTTCTGTAATACAAGCTATTATAGGTGGCTCTGATATGTCAGAAGCTGATAAAAAAATTGCACTTAAAAAATTAGATATTGAAAGAGCTGAAATAGATGGTACGACAAAACGCTGGGTAGCCGATGCAACTTCAGGTTCATGGCTAGCGGCAAATGTTCGCCCTTTAACTTTAGTATTCTTAACAGTTAGTTATGTAGCCGGTTGGTATATGGGTTATCCATTAGATTCTATAACCGGTCTTCTTACGATCGTGATTGGAGGATATTTTGGATCTCGCGGAGTAGAAAAAGTATTTGGAAACAGTAAACATAAATAATGAGCGATTTAAAAATTTACGGCTTAAACGTCGGGGCGGTAGCATTTTCGGCTATGCCCAACATAAACCCCATGCTACAAACTATAGTATTAATAATGACAATACTATATACAGGGATGAATATTTATATTAAATTAAAAGATAGAAGTAAAAAATGAAATATTTTGAAGAATCTGAATTTAGTGAATTTGATAAAATGGATCCAGTGCTATTGGCTATGCTAGATGATTTAAGAGAAGCATATGGCTATCCAATTAAATTAACATCGACTTACAGAAGCCCTGAGCATCCTATTGAAGCTAAAAAATCTAAACCAGGCGAACACGCTTACGGAGCAGCGGTTGATATTGCATGTGTAGGAGGTGAAGCAACTTTTAAATTGGTTAAAGCCGCTATTGATGTAGGATTCACTCGCATAGGTATTTCAAGAAAGAATAACTTTGTACATGTAGGTATTGGTTATCCGGGAGCACCTGAAACCACTATATGGACATACTAAAATAAATTAAATGAAATTAATTAGAAAAATAAGCATTGGTCAAGATTATAAAAATGAGGCAATGCACTATTCTGTAGGACAGGAAGTTTATGGCGGTCACACAATATCCGATATTTTAGAGGATGATGGTGCGTATAAAATATTTATAAAAAAGAATGATGAAATATTGCCTTGGAAATTTTTTAATAAAAACATGGCAGTATCCGTAGAATATAACCTAGACTATTAATGCGATCACTTTATAACTATATTATATATTCTGAAAACAGATATAATAATTCTACAACGGTAGAAGATAAAGAATTAATACTGAATACAGAAATATCCGAAAGGGATTATATGTATACAAACAGAATTGGTAAAGTTATTTCGTTACCCGCACTATTAAATAGTGAATTAAAAAAAGAGGACGAAGTTATTTTGCATCATAATGTATTTAGAAGATGGATTGATATACGCGGAAAAGAAAAGAATTCTTCTAGCTTTATAAATGAAAACCAATTTTTAGTTTCTCCAGATCAAATATATGCGTATAAAAGAAATAGCGAGTGGAAGTGTTTAAGCGATTATTGCTTTGTAAAGCCTATAGAAGACGATTCTAAATGGAGCGTTTTAAAAGAAAAACAATTAAGCGGAGAGCTTGTGTATAGCAACAGCAGTTTAGAAGCACTAGGGATCTCTAAAGGAGACGTGGTGGGCTTCACGCCTGACTCTGAATACGAGTTTAATATTGATGGTCAAAAATTATATAGAGTTTTATCAAATCAAATTACAATAAAATATGGATCGAAGGAAAAAAGTTATTGAAGCATCTGAAATTGCTTTAATTGAACTTGATAAGGTTATAAGACAAAAAATTAATTTAGTTGAATTAGAACCTGAAAAAGCTAAAATAGCGGCTCAAGCAAAATGGGTTGCAATTGAAGATTCATTTAAAATTATAGAAAGAATAGAAGAGCTATCAACGGATAAAAAAGAAAACAAATCCGTTAAGTTCTTAGGTGTAGAAGACAGAATAAAATAATGTATAAGCAATCACTTTATAATATTCACAAGCACCACCTTGATACTAAAGAAGTAAGAAAAAAAAATAGACTTAAAAAATATAAGTACGGTTACGACGAAGATTTAGATTGCGTAATCATAAGTAAAGACGGTACAATTGGTGAGATATATGAGGTTCAAGGTCTTAAGATAGCAATACCTCAAACCCCTAAAGAAGTAGATGGCAAGGGTCTTAAAAAAGAAGATCAAGTATTTACTAGAAGGGAAAGACCTGAATCTTTAAAGAAAATTAAATCAATACATGAATTTAAAAATCATCCAGAAAAAACTAAAGAACAATATTACGAATATATTGATATTGAGTTTAATCGTCGTAACGATGGTTACTGGTTCATGTGCAACGGTCAACCGTGTTACATTACAGGGTCACACTATATGTACCTCAACTGGACAAAGATTGACGTGGGTGCACCCGAGTTTAGACAAGCGAACAGAATATTTTATTATTTCTGGGAAGCTTGCAAAGCAGATTACAGGTGTTACGGAATGTGCTACCTCAAAAACAGACGGTCTGGGTTTAGCTTCATGGCATCATCAGAAACTGTTAACGTGGCTACAACATCGCGAGATTCAAGATTCGGTATATTATCAAAAACCGGTGCTGATGCAAAAAAAATGTTTACAGATAAGGTAGTACCTATATCGGTAAACTATCCGTTTTTTTTCAAACCTATACAAGATGGTATGGAAAGACCCAAAACGGAGTTATCTTATAAGTTACCATCAAGAAGATTAACTAGAAACTCTTTTAAAGAGTCTGACGACGAACTACTAGAGCAAGGATTAGATACAACTATTGACTGGAAAAATACCGGAGATAATAGTTATGATGGTGAAAAGCTTATATTGCTTGTACACGATGAATCTGGTAAATGGGAAAAACCCGATAACATACTAAATAACTGGAGGGTTACAAAAACCTGTTTAAGATTGGGTGCTAGAATTGTTGGCAAATGTATGATGGGATCAACGTCAAATGCTTTAGATAAAGGCGGTGATAACTTTAAAAAACTATATTACAATTCAGATGTTGACAAAAGAAATAAAAATGGCCAGACTTCAAGTGGATTATATTCTTTGTTCCTACCTATGGAATGGGGTTACGAAGGATTTATTAATAAGTATGGATACCCTGTTTTTGAAACACCATCAGAACCGATTGAAGGAATTGATGGCGGTCTCATCCGTTCAGGAGTTATTGAACATTGGGAGAATGAAGTAGAAGGGCTAAAGCACGATGCTGATGCTTTAAATGAATACTATAGACAGTTTCCAAGAAGTGAAAAGCATGCTTTTAGAGACGAAACAAAACAATCCTTATTTAATTTAACTAAAATATACGAGCAAATAGATTCTAATGAAGAAATGGCAATGAAAGGCTATGTTGCTCAAGGGTCTTTTTCTTGGAAAAATGGGATTAAAGATACCGAAGTCATATGGACACCAACAAAGAACGGAAGGTTTAAAGTTAGTTGGTTGCCTAAGATTGAATTAAGAAATAATATAATTGAAAAAAATGGTATTAAATATGCTGGTAATGATGGGTTTGGAGCTTTTGGCTGTGACTCTTATGATATATCAGGAACTGTAGGCGGGGGCGGATCGAACGGAGCGTTGCATGGATTAACGACATTTTCTATGAACCCGGATTTTCCATCTAGTCAATTCTTTTTAGAATATGTAGCTAGACCACAAACAGCAGAAATATTTTTTGAAGACGTGCTTATGGCTATAGTTTTTTATGGAATGCCTATATTAGCTGAAAACAATAAGCCTAGATTATTATATCATTTAAAAAGAAGGGGTTATAGAGGTTTTTCTATGAACCGACCAGATAAGCTAAAAGGTGCTTTATCTAAAACTGAAATTGAATTAGGTGGAATACCTAATACATCAGAAGATATAAGGCAGGCTCACGCTGCTGCAATAGAATCATATATAGAAGAAAACGTAGGTAGATTTGAAAACAGACATGGAAACATGTATTTTCAACGCACTTTAGAAGATTGGGCTAAATTTGACATATCTAAACGTACAGCCTACGATGCATCTATTAGTAGCGGACTAGCTATAATGGCGTGTAGAAAACATTTATATAGACCACGACAAGAAAGAACAACAAAAAAACTTAATTTTTCATTCTCTAAATATAAGAATGAAGGCGACAGAAGTATGCTAATTAAATAAATATGGCAAAAATAAAAAATAAGTATTCTCAATTTCCTAGTCAGGCTGTTTCTGACTCTGAGAAAAGAAGTATTGAATACGGCACAGCGGTAGCCACAGCTATAGAACAAGAGTGGTTTAATAGCGGAAGTGGGAGCCAGGGCAAATATTATGAACTTAAGGACAATTTCCATAAGCTAAGATTATATGCCCGAGGCGAACAATCGATTAGAAAGTATAAAGATGAATTCGCTGTTAATGGTGATTTGTCATATCTTAATTTAGATTGGAAGCCAGTGCCTATTATACCAAAGTTTGTGGATATTGTGGTTAACGGTATGCAAGACAGACTGTATAATGTACGAGCTGTTGGTGAAGACCCAATATCTACAGGCCAAAGAACTCAATATGTAGAGGGTATACAAAGAGATATGAATACCGACTCTATGTTGGAGCTTATTGAAAAACAGCTAGGAGCCAACGTAAGAAATATAGATAGAGAAAAATTACCTGGATCTACTGAAGAGCTAGACCTTTTCATGCAGCTAAACTACAAGCAAGGTATTGAAATTGCGGAAGAGCAAGCTATACAAAATATATTTAATCAAAATAAATATGATTATATAAAACCTAGAATTGACTATGATATAGCTGTACTGGGTATTGGTGCAGCAAAGCACTCTTTTAATAATACAGATGGCATAAAGCTAGACTATGTTGATCCTGCAAATTTAATATGGTCATACACGGAGGACCCTTATTTTTCGGACTGTTATTATTTTGGAGAAGTAAAAACAATCAAAATAAATGAGCTTAAAAAGCAATTCCCACAATTATCAAATGAAGAAATTGGGGACCTTGCTAAAAAAAGTAACGGTTACAAAAATTATAATATAAATTACAGTACAGAGGGCAACCAGGAGTATGACAATAATATAGCTACTGTACTTTACTTTAATTGGAAAACATGGGAAAAAAATGTTTACAAAATAAAAGAAATATCTTCTGGGGCTGAAAAAGCAATAGAAAAAGACGATTCTTTTGATCCGCCAAAAGATAAAAGAACAAGATTTGAAAGAGTAGCGAGAGCACAAGAAGTTATATACGAGGGGGTTTATATATTAGGAGCTAATAAATTATTAAAATGGAAAAAAGCAACTAATATGGTAAGGCCACATTCAAATGCTAATAAAGTATTAATGAATTATATAGTGGCGGCTCCAAGAATATATAAAGGTAAAATAGACTCTTTGGTTTCTAAAATGACGCCTTATGCTGATTTAATTCAGCTTACGCATTTAAAATTGCAACAAGCAATACAAAGAATGACGCCTTCGGGCGTTTATATAGATGCGGATGGGCTTGCGGAAATTGATTTAGGTAACGGAACAAGTTACAATCCTCAAGAGGCCCTAAACATGTACTTCCAAACAGGATCTATTATAGGTAGATCCTTAACTGTTGAAGGTGATCCTAACCCTGGCAAAGTACCAATACAAGAACTGCCGGGAGGCGGTGGAAACCAAGTTCAATTATTAATTGGCGCATATAATCAATACTTGCAAATGATAAGAGACATTACGGGGCTTAATGAAGCGCGCGATGGTTCTGATCCT